AAAGAGACAAAAGAATATGATTTTGACACTGAAGGTGATGCAACAAAAATATGTGAAGATCTTTTTAAAAAAATGCTCGAACTTGGAGGTGTGGGCCTTTCAGCCAATCAAGTTGGCATTGATAAGAAAATTTTTGTGTTTGGTGATGGTGATAAACTTACACGTTATATTATCAATCCTACAATAATTGGCTTGGGTGATGAAGCGGAGTCTATGCAAGAAGGCTGTCTTTCACTGCCTGGTGTAATGTTAATGGTCAAAAGACCAACAGAAGTTACACTACAATATCAGGATGTAAAAGGTGAAATTGTAGTTGAAACATTTTTAAGTCTCGGTGCAAGAGTTGTCCTCCACGAATATGACCATATGCTTGGACAGAATTTTACACAAAGAGTAAGTAAAATGAAATTGGACCGAGCAATTAAAAAGGCTAAAAAAATTAAATTACAAGAAGCAAGACAAGCACACAAGGAACAAGTATATGTCTGACGATTTCGATTTTGGTTTTACAATTGTAGATAATGATGATGTAACCCCATCGTCAAATGCACCGGTGCAAGCCGAGGTATCTTCTGACCAGATGGAAGCAATCATGGACAAACTAGAGCAACTTGAAGCTCGTATTGTGTCCACTGATAATTCGGGTATGATTAACGAGCACCGCTCACTTGTTGAGCAGGATGTTGCAGGAAAATTGCGAGATATTGAGGATTTGATTCTCCCATTGTTACTTAATTTGAAAAAGAATCCTGAGAAGGATTATATCCATTGGCCCAATAGAACAGTCATTATTGACAAACAAATTGAAAAAATTAAGGCTGTTTCACGTTATTTTGAGAGAATCTAGAAAAAAAGTGCTTGACATTTCGGTTTAAAGAGTGCATAATCATGGTATAGTGAGGAGTTAGATACTATGCAAATTGCACAAAAGTCAGTCTTAGCAAAGTTGCTCGCAACGGAGAATATCTCCATTGAGCACCGTAATGTTACGACTGCATCGTTTGATTTACAGAACCGCAAAATTATTCTTCCGATATGGCAGGACATGTCCAACGAGCTCTACAATTTGCTTATTGGACACGAAGTATCTCATGCCTTGAATACACCCCTTGATGGTTGGCACGATGCGGCATGTGACCGTGGTGCAAACTTCAAAGGCTTTCTTAATGTTATTGAGGACGCTCGTATTGAACGTCAGATCAAGAAACAATATCCTGGTCTGGTCAAAGACTTCTATGCCGGTTACCGCGAGTTGTTTGCAAAAGGTTTCTTCGGTGAGAACAAAGATCCTCAAGAGTTGTCACTTATTGACCGTATCAATCTTCACTACAAGATAGGCAACCTGCTCGGCATTTCATTTACAGATGCAGAAAAAGTTTATATTGACCGCATTGACAATGCAGAAACTTGGGAAGATGTTGTTGCAATTGCAGAGGACATTTACGGAGAAGCTCAGGAAGAACAAGAACAAGAAAAACAATATAATTATGACCCTGATGCTGACGAGGAGGCTGACGAAACAGAAACTTCCGATGGTGAGAGCCAAGAGTCAGATGATAAATCCGAACAAGGTAACGAATCAGATGACAGTGAGGAAACAGACGAGGATACCGACGAGGAATCCGAGGAGGAACAAACTGTCGAGGACAATGTCAATCCTGACGAGCCCATTGCGGCGACCGATGAATCGTTCCGTGAGAACGAAAAAAATCTTCTTAAAGAAAATGCAAACGAGATTTTTTATGCAACCTTCCCTACAAATATTAAGTCTGAGAAGTTTGTAAACAGCCTGTCCAAAGTTTGGGACACAGAGTTCGAAGGTTGTTATGCTGAGAGCCGTTATGCTGAGGAGTCTTTTGACTACAAACCTTTTGCATTGGCTCGTCAGAAAGAGTTTGATAACAAGAATCGCGCTTACATTAATCAGATGGTTCAACTATTTGAGATGCGCCGTCGGGCAAGCGCTCTGTCAAAGTCTCGTGAGAACAAAACAGGTGCATTGAATATGGACAAGCTGTGGGCAACACGCCTAACAGAGGATGTATTCCTGTCCAACACTATTGTTCCTGATGGCAAGAATCATGGCATGGTATTGTTCCTAGATTTTTCAGGTTCGATGCACGGTGACATGGCCGCAACTCTTGAACAGGTTATGGTTCAGATACAGTTTTGCAAAAAAGTAAATATTCCTTTTGATGTTTACAGTTTCACTGATGGATCCCGTCATTACGGCCGTATCCCCAGTGATGAGGAACGTGATGCTCAGACACGGGCACTGCATGGTGGTTTGAAAAATGGAACAATGTATATTTCAGACACTCGTGATCTAACTATTAATCATTTAATTTCATCCTCATGTGGTTCAGCACAATACAAAACAATTGTCACAAAAATGTTTGCACTGATTGATTTGTATGAAAACTATGGTTACAGCCATGACAATGATGTTTACAAAAACAGGTATGGTCTGCCTGACCACTTGGGTATGGGTGGAACGCCTTTAGGTGCAATGACAATGCTTGCTCGTAACTTGGTTCGGGACTTCAAGGCAAGGAACAAAGTTGAGGTTATGAATGTCATCTTCCTTACTGATGGTGATGCCACTGACGATCTCGAAATTACTGGTCAGGAGCCTACGACAAATCGTATGCGGGTGGGTGACAAAATGGTTCTTAGTGAGAATGGTGTCACCACTGTCCATGAAAACAATTGCATGTATTACAATTGCACTTCTGATGTCTACTTCCGGACATTGTTGAAGCATATGAAGGCAACTGTTGATTGCAATCTTATTAACTTTCACATTGGTCCCTTCAAGAAACATAACATTGTTGAGATGCTTCTTCAGGCTGAGGCTGGTAAAGGTTACATAAACAGTTATGATCCCTATGAGACTCGTTACAAGGAAGAGTTTCTCAAGCACAAATTTATTGAGATTGAAAACTACAATGGCTTTGATACATTCTATGCAATTAAGAATGGTGACAACCTGAAAATTGATGGTGAAGAATTGACTGTCAAATCCGACAGTAAAGGTGACTTGGTTCGGGGCTTTAAGAAGTTCCAGAAAAACAAGTCGCAAAACCGTGTATTCCTTAACAAATTTATTGATAAGGTTGCATAAAAAAGTGCTTGACATTTGATACAAAAGAGTGCATAATCAAGATATAGTTAGAGAGGAGTCTATATTATGAACGAACGTCAGAAACTTATTGAGATTCTCAGCAATCGCGAAGGCGCAAAAAGTGTCTATGGTCGAGGTGAGGTTGTCAATATTGCTAAGGATGAGGGACTTAAATTTCCTCATTGGTTCTTCCGTGAGAACAAAGTTGGTCGCAACCAGTATGCCGTAGATATGACGGCTCAGGTTGTTCCCTTCCAACAACCTACTGTAACCGCTCCCGTCCAGGACGCTAAAGTTTTGACACAGGCCAAGTTGGCTGTTGAAGTCGATAACCTTGTCCCTGCAACGGACAATACATATGTTCCGTTTGGTTTCAGTAAGGACCTCACACAGATCATCAAGTCCGGGATTTTCTATCCTACATTTATTTCAGGCTTGTCAGGTAACGGCAAGACTACAATGGTAGAACAGACTTGTGCAAAGTTGAATCGTGAGGCTATCCGTGTAAACATCTCGATTGAGACAGATGAGGATGACCTGATAGGTGGTAATACACTGGTCGATGGTAACGTTGTTTACCGCGAAGGTCCTGTCCTCACTGCAATGAAACGAGGTGCAGTCCTTATCCTTGACGAGCTTGACCGTGGTTCTAACAAACTGATGTGTCTGCAAGCTATCCTCGAGGGTAAGCCTTACTTCAACAAAAAGACAGGTGAGGTTGTTACGCCTGCTCCTGGCTTTAACATTATTGCAACGGCTAATACAAAAGGTCGTGGCTCAGATGATGGTAAGTTTATGTCAGCACAGATTCTTGACGAGGCTTTCCTAGAGCGTTTTGCAATTACAGTTGAGCAGGCTTATCCTTCAGCCTCACAGGAAAAGAAAATTATCCTGGGTAAAATGGGTAAGGTCAATAAGGTTGATGAGGACTTTGCTGACAAGTTGGTTACATGGGCTGAGGTTATTCGTAAAACGTTTTACGAGGGTGCTATCGAAGAGCTCGTCAGCACACGGCGCCTGGAACACATTGTCAATGCCTACGCAATGTTTGACAACCGCATGAAGGCTATAGAACTTTGCGTTAATCGGTTTGATGAAGATACAAAAACTGCCTTCCTTGAACTATATACTAAGGTAGACAGTGGCGTTGCTCTAGAAGATAATGAAACGGAGGAAGTTAGTGACTTCTAAAATAGATTACAAATACAATGAGGGTCGGCTTGTTGCCGACCTTCTAGAGTATGTCGATGCCACATATGGTGAGCATTACTCAACGAATCAGTTTCAGGCTACAGAATTTATTATTGATGGTGGTCATGGCAAAGGTTTTTGCATTGGCAACATTATGAAATACGCTCAACGCTATGGTAAAAAAGAAGGATACAATCGTAAGGATCTTATGAAGGTTCTACACTATGCGTTGATTGCTCTTTATGTCCACGACAAGGAGCAATAAAGTTTGGGCGGCGGTATAACTCTAACTCCTCTCCTCAATACCGCCGCCCTTTCCTTTATAAATAGTATATGCTTTTTAGGAGATTAAAATGCCTGCTATGAAATTGATAGAAAAAAGAGCCAATTTAATAGACCCATGGCCTAGTGAGACTGATACTACAACGCTTGCTCTAGGAAATGAAACAATGACC